GGTTCTTCCATGATAAAATCTTCATCTTCCATCGTTCCACTTCCTTTATTATGGGGTTTCTGAATACTTCTGATCTATCCACTCACGTAGTTTTCTGTTCATGTTTTCCTTCTTTATGGGTTATCTTCATTCTGTTTTCCTTTATTGGGTGGTTTAGGTAGTCCACTGTTCAGCCATAGCTTTAGCAATACCCGTATAAGTCCGGCTTCGTTCCTTCCATCTATCCTCTGATGGTGGCATTCTATGCACTCTGTTTTCTCTGCCTTCTACTATTTTAGTAGGTTTCAGACAAGGCAAACCCTTTAACCACAATCCTGTTTTTTTGGTTTCTGGGTGTCCGAATTGCCACGGTTGAATATATTGATCTGGTTTCCTGATATGTGAACTAATTATGCTCACAGGATTCTCCAGAGCTATCTTTTCAATAGGAGCAGACATTAGAATCCTGACAAACTCCAGAGCTTCCTTTTGTTCTTCCTGCTTGCCTTTGAACCATCTAGCACCAGACACAGCCAGATGAGTACACGGAGGATGACAAACCATCATATCCCAACCATTATTAAGAACCTCTCTAACATCACCTTGATAGTGATTACCTGGAATCTCCGAAGGCAAAAGATCGCATGACATAGCATCGTGTCCGGCTTCCTCAAATGCAGTTCTGACAATTCCGCTAAACTCACAAGCTATCAAAACTTTCATGTTCAAAACTTCCTATACTATGGGAGAGCGGAACCCAAAAAACGTATTCATATTCTCATCCCACCTGAAATTCCAAAACCTGTATTGAATTTTGGAACCTTTGACTCTCTCTTCTGAATCACAAGCTGAACTGCATAACTCAAAACATCAACCTGGTCATCATGCACACCAGACGGGAACGATAAAAGCTCGTTCTCAAAATCACCCAACCATGGAGCTTTTGCGGGAAAATATATTGTACCGGCTTCCATTCGTGCAGCTGCAGGTAAAGCCCTTGTGACCTTGTCTTTGTCAGCTTTGAGTTCCCTCACTGGCAGTCCTTCCCTCACAAGCATCTGATAGAGAACCTTACCAGCACCGTTTGATTCAACTGCCTGGAATGCTGGACTGTACTTTTGATATTGAGATTTGAAGAGGTTGACCTGGTCAGGTCCTTCGAGCCTGTTCCTCAACAGATCAAGCAGAATCAAGTCGTTATCTTTTGTCTGTGCCCATGTTCCAAGTACAAAATAATCAGCAGTGGATTTGGTAGAAGCCGCTGGATCACATGTCTGAAATACCCTGCATGTTGAAGCAGGAACTCTCTTCCCACCGAGATCATATCCGTCTGAGATAGGTTTCCAGTATTTGAAATGTGGTTGTTTGAAGATAGCTCCTTCAAGTGGCTGTGGATGCTGCTGATAAAGAGCACTGAACCAATGTGGACCAAGTGTGTTCTTAATCTCTGTGAGATCTTCAACGGTGTAACGATGAGGTGATAGTGCTTCACCAGGCATCCTGCCCAAAGGATCTTCTTCCTCTGCAATCGCAGGTAGATTGATAACGGTCCATTTGTCAGGTTCTTCTTCAAGTAGTCTGCCTGACAGATCATCTTCATGCCACCTTGTTTGAATGATGATAACAGCTCCACCTGGTTCAAGTCTGGTATATGCAGTTGACTTGTACCATTCGGCTGCCTTGTCTCGCATGGTCTTTGAATTGGCATCCTCGGAGTTCTTGACAGGATCATCAATGATTAGAAGGTGAGCTCCCTTTCCTGTGATTGGGCCACCTACACCAGCAGTGACCATTCCACCGTTGTGTCCTTCAATGTCCCACCTGTTTCTTGCGGCAGATGCACCGGATACTTTCAGGCCAAACAGGTGACCATTTTCATCAAGGATGTTTCTGGCCTTGTATCCCCAAGAAGCTGCAAAGTCTGCTTCATATGAAGTCAACATGACTCTTTTGTCAGGGTTGTGTCCAAGGAACCAGGCAGGGAAATACTTTGATGCAAGCTCGGATTTCCCATGTCTTGGTGGCATGAATATCATGAGGTGCTTTGTTTCCCCGGTTGCAACTTTGATAAGAGCATCTGACAGCACAAGAAGATATTCATAAGCAAACCACTTGAACCGGCTGCAGTACTGTGCAAAGAGTGCCGGTGTGACTGTATACATTTCGGGAGGTATTTCACTGCTCATCAGCTTCCTCCTGCTCAATCGCATTCAATGTCAAAATCCTTGACAACTCGTTCGCCTTTTCGGAAACCTCTGGTGACATCACAACTGCAGTAGCATTATTGATAATGAGATCACCACCTTGCTTTGTGTGGCCCTGGAACTCTGAGATGAATTTGAGATAATCCAATTCGGTGGTCTTGTCATCGTCGACTTTTTCTGTCTTCTTTTCAAGCGAATCCATTGCTCTTTTGAGAATGCCTGCCTTTGTTGCTCTCTCATCGAGGAGAATCAACTCTGTAACCTTCTCTTTAAAATCGGGATGTTGGTTCCAAACGGTGACAGTCTCTCTTCTGACCCCACATTCTTTTGAAATTTCTTCATGTGTCATGCTGGTGGTTGCCATCAGTTTAGCTGCTTTCATCCTTTGATGGGTCCAATTCCATTTTGTTAGTTTTTGTGTGGACATTATTTTCCTCCGGATGTTATCTTCGATAACTTCACTTTCTTGCGAATCGTGAACGTGATGTTCCACTTATCACCACAATTTGCACAGAACACTGTCTTCTGATCTTCTGACATGATGTAGATGTGTTTTCGGCAGGAAGGACACCGGGTGTGGAAGGGTTTGAAATATGGTTTCATTTCCACCCTCTAGACCTTAGCTTTTCAGCACGACTCTGAACAATTGATCCTCTGTAAGGATGTTCATTGCAGAATTCAAGAACAAACTCGTTAAGATCAGGAACAAACATTGAAGGATACTTTTTCCTCACATGATTGATAATTGCCTGATCTAAACATGCAAGTTCGCCTCTTACGTTTTTTATTTCCTTCCCGTCTGTCCTAATTTCCAACTTCGGTTTTGGCAAATCTGGGAACCTTGTCAAGTAGTCGTCAAGAAACTTGCTCATAGTAACCACCCTATTTTTACAGGTAACCAAGCAAATTTTACAAAAAACGATATCAAAAGGCATAGGTAACCAAAGTAACCACTGTAACCAAGTTTTTGTGTGTATATATGGGAATTTAATACTTTATAAATTGTTACTAGTAGTATGTGGATTTTACACACATTATGTAATATATTGGTTACCTTGGTTACCTTGGTTACTATATGTCTACTGTTATTGTTTTTATTATTATTATTATAGGTTACTATATGGTTACCGTAGGTTACTATATGATTATTACATTGTTTATCTATGCAGTACATTATTCACCTCTTCTAACAACAATCTAATTACCCTGTGATTTTTGCCATTGTGTTTGGCAAGGTAGTCGTTTCTCCCCTTCGATGTTTTTGTTATACCGTCGTCTTTCCAGTCGTTGATTGATCGGGTGGGATCATATCCGTTCTTTTCAAGTGTCTTTCTTGCTTCTGTGATTATAATATCAAGATATCCGTTCTCGATCCATCCATAGAATTCGTTTCCTTTCTGGTTCTCGGGATTTCCAGCATCATAGAAACACGCGTTCTTGGTTTGCACCCAGTCGATCAATGTTTGCAGTGCTCTTGTAGAATAGTTCTCTGTAACACTGTTGTCTATAGTTTTGGCAAAGAACCTGTCAACAATAGTATGTGGCTCAGCTGGATCAATACCCACGTCGCTGAAGATATCCTCAAGTAGCATACCCGCAACCATCATAGCTGCGAAAGAACTTGCAACCCGGTTTGTTTTGACGTTGTCCTTGGTCGTGTACCTAGACCTTGTCATGTCGTACATGTCGCGAAGTCTTGGAGCATATTCGGCAAGTTTAGCAAAATATAGCTCTGCAAAATGTCCATAGTTCTCCTTTCGAACATCTGCAGCAACTTTAACATCATCAATAACACCCTGTGACAGTCCACCCCGGACCTCAATGACTCTCACCTGCTGGCCAGAGAACGACTTGTGGGAGGTTAGTGGCTTTTCCCCTGTAGTGAGTGCCACGGTCTTCCATTTGCCCGTTTCACGCAGTCCACCGTCCTTGTGGCCTCTCATCCTCCCCTGTTCATTAGCAAGCATGTATATGAGTGCCTTCAAAACATCATCAGATTGTTGAGTACCCGTCTCATCCAGGTAGAGTGGTAGATCTGTGTACATTTCTGCGAGGATCTCTGCAGCTGTCTTGGTTGTATCACCATTGAACCTCAGGGTATCAGCATCACCAATCATCGACATTGCCAGATCGTTTGTGAACGTTTTACCAATTGACGACTCACCATTATGATCAAGAATGAATGATTGTACGTTCAATAATCTCAGCAGAGGAGATGCAAAAACCGCATACATCTTCAACCGCACAAGTGGCAAGTGTATGATTGGTCTGACTGCATTAATCCATGTATTGATATCACCACATACCCGGAGTCCATTGTATGCCTCTTTTCTAAGTGGAACTATGTTCAATATCTCACCATTTGAAAATCCACGTTTTCCGAATGCAAATATGGTATTATCACATTTCCATCCGTTTTTCTCCGTCACGAATCTTCGCGGCATGTCCATTCCGTTCACTTGTAGACATGTACTGAGATATGCATTCATCGTTGAGCTGTCCTTCTCGATTAGATTGATCCCGCGGTCCGCAAGTTTCATGATACCTCGTCTACTCAGTGCATCTTGTTGAGATACCCACTCATCATGCACTCTGTTGTAGATATTCATGAACCTGAGCTGAACCCAATATTCACCGGTGTCGATGTTCTGACCGGTGGCAATTGGTATACAGGGTGTCCTACAGAAAGTGATGTAGTATGGCTCGTCGCCCGAGTACTTTTCCAAACGGATACACCCAGCATTGATGTCATAGCCGGGTGGAACAGTGTACCCGAACCACTTCCCCTTTCGTTGACTATTCGAGTAATACCAATCCTGTTCACATACCTCTTCGCATATTTTGTGAACAGACAACCCAATAGCAACATCTTCCCGCAGGGCACTGTTGTCCATGTCATCACGATTATCGTCTATTAAATAGTCAAGCACACGTGATTTAATGATGTTCACGAGTCTACTATCCAAGATACCATTTGGAAACGTGTCTGTAGCGGGCTGTTTTTCCTTGTAAAAGATTGGAGAGTGAATTGTGTATCTGATGCTGTCTCCTTCCGGACAGAAAGCGAGTTTGCAGTGCTTCACATCATTGATACTGAGGATATCGCCTTCGACAACCACCGCGTATCACTCCAACTCTATTATCAGTCTCTTCCTGTCATCAGATACATCGATACCGACCTTTTTCGGCACCAGACCAAGCTCCCGCACCACCGGCGCAGGAACACCAACAACAAGAGAATTGCCTGCCATCCTTATACTTGATGGAAATTTGTAATCCATTATATACACCTAAACATTACGTATGTATCACATAATATATAAAAGTAGCCGTATTGATATGCATTATAAATGTATTGCAACCAGTATGTTACATAAAAAAAAATGAAATTGTATAAAAGTAAAAAAGGGAGTTTCAGTGGGTTACTCAACACTTCCCCTATTATGGGTTTTTGTCAGCCTCTTCTATGCGCTGAACCTTACTCTTTGCATCGTTGACAATCCGCTTAATTTCACGATAGCAAATATGACTCATCGGAATAACTGAATGTGAATATGGTGTTGATATTGCCAGGACTGGCTCATTATAGTTCCATGACTTAAGCATTTCAGGATCTTCAACATATTCTTTTTTGACATCTATCATCGTTCTTCACCTTCCTTTATTATGGGGTTCAGGTTGTCACAAATTCGTCTAACTCATCCCTTTTTCCTTCAAGGATTAAGTCAAGGTCTAACTTAAGCTGGTCTTGATCAAGTCCATATTTCTTGAGATATTCAGTACAGAGATTGACAATCTTTTCAAGATCATCACATTGCTCTTTCATTTCTTCTGCTACTTCGTTTATTGTTTCCAAAAATAATGACATCTTTATCACTTCCTTTATTATGGGGGTCAGGAATGTTTGCATTCCTTGAGCTTTTCCTGAAATACCTTTTTGCTAACATCTTTATCAAGATCAATCTCTTCAATGAATTGTTTTTGCCTGGAATCCTTAAGCTTTTCATGATACTGATAATAATATAATGCATCCATGACATACTCATATTCCCACTCATTGAGAGTTAGCTCACATATCTGATATTTATCTACGTAACTTGTGCTCATCGTTTACACCATTCTTTTCAAATTCTCTCCATTTTCCACAATAAGATCCACCGCCGTTCATACACACATATGATGCAGGCGAGGCATAGGAACATCGTTTTGAAACAAGATATTTACACCTCATGCAAATCCCAACCTCCCAACATCACATACCTGTTCAACTTCAGCATGTCCATTGATGATTTTACGATAATTCTTCAAACAATACTGCCTGCAAAGTTCCCGGTACATCCGGCAGGCAATCTTCCTGTTACCATTCCAGACAACATGAGCACCACGAGCTTCCAATGATGCCACAGATGCAAGTTTCTGTGGAACCATCAGGTTACCAGAGTTCCCAGGTGGAACATAATTCAACCAGGTGATGAAGTCACATTCAACGAAGACGTAGAACTCGTCAAAGCGAGGATCTCTCTCAAACCGGTCCAGTTCCCGATAGAACCTATCCCGGTTCTTCCCGCTCTGGCCTTTTGAGAACAATGTCGAATAGAAATCAGAACACTCCTTGCGGTCAACTACAAAAGATGCAAAGTTGTCCTGCATCCTGCCGCCCCGATCAATGTAGCATTGATAGTCACCGACCTGGTCTCTCCCTATCATAGCCTTCGTTGGCATTGGCCTGGTTGGATATCCCAGTTCAAGTTCAGACCATGGTTTCTGCTCATTCCTGGCTACAAAGATTGTGATTTCGAGGTTGTCTACCCATTTAGATAGACGTCTTTTGAGTTTCCCTTCTGTTTTTGTATCATCCGGATAGCGTCTGAGGTGGTCGTCGTACTGGATGATTTCGGTTTCGAGGTCAACCAGTTTGTCAATGTCATGGAGTGGCATTACCTTTCCACCTCCATTTTTATGAGCCATGCTGTACCAGGAATTGCCACCAAAACGCCTGATCTGCGTTCGTGTATCCAAGCATATCCGATAATCGGGTCTCCTTCCTTTGCTTTCCTGACCTTTCCGTTTTTGCCGACGGTGATCGGGTCGTGGCGTTGAATTGTAGTCATCAGACCACCTCCTTATCCAGCTTCTTTTTCAGTTCATACCTACACCCACCACATAGGACAAGAATAGTCTCTGATCTGTCCCCGATAGGTGAGACATGGATAGCTTTCAAATCCCAGTTCGACGGGCAGCTGTCACATGTCTGTACGAAGGTGTTGTGTATTTCTATCAATTCAACCACCCCTTCATAACAGCAAATGGAGTCACATACACATCCTTCGCTTCAACCTTCAGTGAATCTCCCCAGACTACCCGAGCATGAGCACCAATCAAGGAAAGCTGAATGTAACACATGTGTGCAGCTGTCCTGTCAACATCTTGAGCAACTATCCTGATACGGTCCTGATAGTTGATTTTCCTATCATTGATGAGATGATCACATAGAGCAACACACATAGCACCGGCTCCGCAAGCAGGCTCATTGACTGTAACAATATCCTTGCTGTCAAACGGTTCATCACTCATTGAAAGTGCAGACATTGCCTTGCAGAGAGGGTATGGAGTGAAGAACTGGCCATGCCACTTGTTCCCCATCTCCAATTCCATGAACATCTCACCAAGAAAGTCCTGAAACTCTATCTCAAGAGCTTCTGTGACCATTCCAAGGAGGCGAGGGAAGAGTTGTACTTCCTCTGGTTCATATCTCTTAATAGTGGCCATATACCGGGCTTCTCGCTCATCTGAGAACAACATGGAGTTGGCAAGTGCCATGGCACCAAGTTCGCAGAAATCTTCCCACACTTGCCATGTGTGACGGGAATATGAGAGTTTCTTAATGGTGTCGTGGAAGTCTTTTTTAATTTCTGGGAGTGATCTTAAGTTGACTTCTGGTTGTGGTTGTTCGATCAGGTGGACGGGTGACGGTGGGACAGCATCAAAAGTAAGTTGGGTGCTCACTTTGAACACCTCCTTTTTTTCAGTTCTGTAACCAATTGCTCAGTGGACCATGCACTGATTGTTCTCAGATGAAACCCATGACTACAACAGTCAATTGCATATGGGGCATTTCCGTAGTCACTTAGTTGTCCAAGTAACGAGACGATAAGCTCATCTGCAGGACGATTGTACTCTTTGCTAACTTCATTAATGTGGTCTTCCATTGCCTGAATAGCATCGTTGTAAGTGTCCACGCCATATTGGAGTTGGTACTCTTCTAGTATGTCGAGAGTTTTTCGAGTGAGGTATACAATCTCGCCCATCAGAGCAACCTCCTCAAATCTTCCTTCAACGTATACTTCACACCAAGATCATCACAAAAATCAGATATCTCTCGGGCAAACTTCACCCAATCGACATTCTTGCTCTGTGGATGGTAATTCAACTTTCCAATCCTGAACTCATCAACAAATTCATGAGTTCGTTTTATGAGTGCAATTGCATCTGTGGGAGTCCAGACAGGTTCCAGGGATACCCATGTTTTGAACTTGAGGCGGTGTGCCTGCCAGAGAAGATTAAGCCGGTCTGATGTCACTGGAGCACCCGGTTCGAACCTTTCAGAGTGCTTATCCTTGCAGAATACCAACGTTGAACCTATGGTTGCCAGATCAGGAGACATGAAGTACAAAAGATAATCCTTGGCCTGTTGATATCCCGCCTTTGTGAGTATCCTGTACGGGACACCCATCTTTTCCATGTGCCTGATAGCTCTCTCGGTAATCTCTTCGGTACCTTCTATCGGCTGCAATGGGTCACATGTAAAGCAGAGGAATACTTCCTGAATATCACCTTCAGCAACCATTTTGTCGATGTCAGCAAAATGGTTTTCAAGGATATCCTTGCGTGGTTTTGGGTCATTGAAGAACTCATCACTCTTCATATGGAGTACCCGTGGAGCATAACAGTAGGTGCATTTGTGACCACATCCTCTGTAGAGATTGGCTGCATATCCGTCGCAGTATTCCCCGGCTTTGCCTTTGGGTTTGTAGATGACCTTGTAGTTAGACACTTGCCATCACCCCTCTCCATGTCCTACCACAAGACCGCCCAACAATCTCACCCACTGCAGAAGCCCTTTTAAGACAAGTTCTCTTGATTTCACCGTCTGAGTGAACAACAAAAGCATAAATGCCATTGTTCTCAACGAGATATTGATGCTGTTCTTCGTTCAGTTGAAATCTGCCTGATCTTCTGCCGTTGTTGTGACTGGAATCACCGATATACTCTTGACATGACTTGATCTCAAATGGATGGCCATCGAGTTCAGCATCAACAATGTCATTATAGTTGTGGGTGATTCCCAGATAGTCACAGATTGTGGATTCTATTGTTCTGCCATTGCGGGACGCTATAGTGTTAGATTCCGGAATCATTCGGTGACCTCCAGTGTCGTTTGTGCGGTATCTGTTTTGTTCAGACTACATGCAACGGCTCCCAGGTCATCTGGTATAGGTTCTTTGTTGTCGAGATCAATGATCCATATTTGTTTGGGATTACATTCTCTCAGAAGAAGAGACGCTGCACCGATGGCAGCTTTTTTGGTATCTGCTTCTTTCGTGACACATTCGTATTCTTTGCCGTTCCACCAAGCAGCGTATACTTTGAAGGTCATACTTCAAGCACTTCCAGTATCTGAACACATCTGCAATCGTGCCTGTAAAAAATAGAAATGGAAGTCATTGAATCAACCCCCTCTTCCTCAAAACACGATATGCCTGTGCAGCACCTGTCCCCGCAGTCCTGGTGACATTTGCTATTGTGGGCGTTTCTTTCCAGGCATTCACAATTGCCTGTTCCTTCTCAAGTGAAATGCCGTGTCCCATTCCTGCACGACTTGCACGGAGTTGGTGTTCGTTCCATCTCTGTTGTTCTTCAGGAGTGAGCTTCATTAGTACACCCCCAAAGGACATTCTTTCATGTCACCAGGAACCTTGTCAGTGACAGAACAATAAGTACGCATACGAATACCACCGGCAATCTCAACACGGACACGCTTGAGCTTATCACAGCCATGCTGACGGCATAACATTGCTGAACAGGTCATCTAATCACACCCTCCTTTTTCAAAATGTCTCTTACAACATGTACAGAATGACCACATCTTCGATTCGTTTTTGAAATGCTGCGGTTCACAAGGTACGAAAACAATACTCTGTTTCTGATGCGAGGGTCTTTTGATTGTGTCCTGAATGTTCCTGTACCGCTGTTGTTTTTGATGACATCGCGCAGTCTCTGTGACTCTTCTAGGGTGATTTCAAGTGGCATCACTCATCACTTCCCGGAATCTTCACAATTCCTTTGCTCACTGCCTTACACAGCTGATTCAATGCACTTGCTTTCAGGATACGGTTTTTTTCATCTGCCAGTATCTCATCAATCCGTGACATCCATTTGGATTGTGGGGAATCAACTATATCCCAAATCATATCAGAAGCGTAGGCATTACAGTCACTGCCTTTGTACTGCAGTTTGATGGTGTCCTCGTCTATGCAATAGGATACTGTTCTGGAATCTGGAAGCGGGACGTATTCTGGTTCAGGTGGTTCTTGCTCCACGGGTGCATCTGTCCATGATCTGTCTTTCTGATCGTTGCACGCAGCACAGATTTTCAGGCCATCATCACTGTAGTATATGACAGAAGCATCGTTGAGAGTGCCACAGTATGCGCAAAGGAATTGATCATCGTCTGGTTGAGTTCCACCCCTGTCTTCTTGGTAGGCCACATTGTAGCAGTCATGACAAACGACTTTGTTTTCGAGTTCACATGGTTCCACATCTGCATCGGCAACGAATTCTTTGCCACACTTCGAGCAGGTGTAAGTGTTTTCTTTGATATGTTGCTGGACTTCTTCCTCCGTGGGAATTTCAGGTGAACTGAGAGCGGTAGTCACGGGTGACAACAGATACACTGTGCTTATTTTTTCAACTCGTTCCACGAAAAAAATATCACATTCACTGCATCTCCACGTGGTTATCTCATTCAGTGTTCCGTTGATGGTTTTTGCGTGGTAGCTGATATGGTCGGTGTTGGTCTCTCTTCTACATGTGGGGCAAACGGTACATGCAATCATTGAGAATCACCATCCCCGTTCATCCTCTCAACAAGTCTACTCAACTTTGCTTGTTTTACCTTCTCGAACTCGTCCGAGGTGGTGAATATTTTCTTCATTTGAGAGGTTGTGATGGAGACGTCGGCGAGTTCAGAAACAACTTTGTCCGCTTGGATATCATCATACATGGTGATATCCTTTGGATTGATTTCTTGTGTCCAATGCCATATGCATCGGGCTTCTTGCTCAATCTGGTGTAAATGACACCATGGTTTGTTTTCCTCGTTTACCATTGTATCGAGGCTCTGTATGAGTTCAATTTGAAGTTCTGCAAGTTCTTCAATACACTTCAAAACCTGAGCAGGTTTGCCATAATGTTTAATGGCTTCTGTGCGTATTTCCTCTTCTTTATTTTCAGAAACACTTTCTGGCAACAAATCACGCGCATTAAAAACAGATTGGTACAAAACCGGAATACCCACTGAAATACAGTACTCTATTTCTCTTTTTGTTCCTGGAGATTCATTCCAGTTATCAAGAACGTAAACGGCATCACATCTTGAAATAATATCAAAGTCGATTTGAAGATATGTTTCATAATCTACATCTTCGTACTTTTGATAATCGTAAAAGTTCTTATGGGGGGTAAAAACAGCAAATCCATTGCGTATTAAGTCAATGCTTGCTTTTTCTGCAATTTCCATGTTTTTTAATGGGTTGCTTGTGTATGCTCCAGCTACATATATTAATTTCATTTATTTATCTCTCCTTCAGATATTCAATTGCGTTCTGATGTTTTTCTATTTGTGTTGTCATTGTTTAACTCTCCGTTACATCAAAAAAGAAAGAGTAACTTACAAAAAATTACTCTTTTATCACTCCATTGTCAATTGCAGCTTGCCTGCGCTTTTCTACCATGCCTTCAATTTCATCGTGGATGAATGGGCTGAAGCGTTCACGCTTGATTTGGTATGACTTTTTGGTCATGCTTCCACCCCCATCTCTTCCTGAGTCACCAGACCACTAATGCCAAACTGTCTCTTCAAGGCAAAAACCTCTGCAACCTTACAGCACATTGCACTCTTGTAAGTCTTCCAGATCGGGTTGTTCTTGTTGTACTCATTATAGTCAGCATATGCAATAACTGGCCTGCGTCCTTTCCTGTAACAGACAGCCCACGCACCGATTACAGACCCCCGGTCACCCTTTCCAAACGAGTGATTGACAACATTGTTCACCATGTCAATTGAGAAGTCATCATTCTCACATACTGCCATGGACTGAATTCCATCGAATTCAGGATCTCTCTGTGCAACCTTCAGGTACCCATCTCTCGATGTGATGATGGTTTTCATCTGGCTGGAATAGAAGATCTCCTTCAGGAACGGATCAAGGCCATATGTATTTGCCAGGTGCATGAACATTGCCAGCTCATCATCAGTTGCACCTTTGGCAACAGTGTTCCTTATCGTATCGATCTGGTCGGGTGTGAAGTCCACGCTATGTGCGGCTGCAACTTGTCTCTGTGTGACTGGTGCAGGTACAAAAGATTCATGTGGTGGATTGTCATATTCTGTATTGGTGTATCCTTCTTCATCAGTCTCCTCCACACTTGCGCTTTGGTCGGTTGCATCAGATGGGGCAGACTTGGAAGGTTCACCACTACTCTTATTCTTAGAAAACATTGCACCAAGGCAGATTTCCTTGAACTTCTTGAGCTCTTCACAATTACTATCATCAGACATTCTGGTGAGATCGTCCATCCAGAAGAACTCGTTTTTCTTGAAATCAATTCCACATTTGACACCATCGACAATGAGTGAATATACATCATCGTTGGCTTTCATTGCCTTGTTTTTTTCCAGTGCTGGAATTATCGCATTCTTATCCAATTTCATTATTTTTCACCTCTTATTATTCTACCTCAGCAATTGAAATACTCACATTGGGTTTGACAACCGTCTCCTTCTTGAACTGCAATATCTCATCATGGCCACCGGCTGCATATCCTTCGAGTGCTTTTGTATCCCATGATGTTCTGACATGTTCTTTCCGGAAAGTGACCTTACTTCCATCATCACCTTTGTAGGACGTCCCGTTCATCAGTGTGATATTACGGATGTTATCTTCGTGTTCCTGTATTCGAACGATGAATGGATCCATAATGTCTCTCATCTTTTCCTCCAGGAGAGCACGCTGTTCAGGCAGATCACCGAGTTCAAGTTTCATTTGGAGTTTGAGTTCCTTGATGGCTTGTATTTCTTCTATCATTTCGCTCATTCTCCTGCCCCCGTGTAATCCCATACCGTGAATGTTCCTCTTCCTGGATTGATGCAGGTCAACTTCTGACAGTTCATGTCACGAAGGAGTGCACCGATATACAGTGAGACAGGTCCGGGACATCTGCCAATTAGTTCTACACAGTACTCATCACTGGCTGGGACCATGCTCTTGATCCACGACTCTATGTCGTTGAGCTGGTGTTCATCTACTTTCAAAAATGGATTCTGTGATCCTGTCCAATATTCCCGGGGGAATCTGGCTAGATCAATTGTCACAGTTGTTTCACAATCTTTCAATCTATCACTTCTTTTCATTTTGTTTTGGCATGTGGTGGCAGTGGGAGTGGGGTTTCGTTGGGTGGTATAGAAAAGAGCCACCACATGCCTAAGCCACATACCTGATTCGAACAGGTTACCCGCCGCTTTCGCGGTTGGTACGCACCAATTGCGCTTTGTGATGTGGCAGAATGTGCCAGTTATCGCACTGGCAAGCGGGAGGATTCATTTTTCCGTGTCTGGAGGTAGATCCCCCGGACATGTTGGTTGGATTGGGGTTATGTGGGAGTGGAGTTGTCCGGGGGCGATCATAGTTATCACTCAGGAGTGTAGCCTTTCAGTGCCTTTGCGATAGCATACTCTGACTCACCAAGGATCATTCTCAGATCCTTATAGGTGACAGATGGATTATCGTGCTTGGCTTGGCGAATGGCTTCAATTCTCTCGGGACCAATCATTTCAAAGGGTGCTGCACTCATGCTTCCACCCCTTCGTTACATTTAGGACAGTACAGACTGTTGTGCCGGCAGGCCCATGCTACATTGAATGTGTGTCCATGAGGACAGACACACCTGGCAACGGATATCCCGTCAATGATCTCAGGTATCTCGGAGATCATGGCTGATCATCTCCGGAGACGCTGTCCAGGCACGACTGGCAAAGGCCTGATATCATGTACTCTTTCATTGATAATCCGTCACGGAATCCATCTACAGGGTCAATCTTTTCACCACACTGCGGACAGATGCGCTGGTCGATCATGTCCTGTGCACGAGGAAACATCATGCGAGCTACCGGATTGAGTTCCGGAACTGGTAATGCAGTGCTCATGCTTCGGCCTCCTGTGGCTTGCTGTGCATCTTGGCAAGATCTTCCTGGTAGTATTGTTCCATCTTCTCCGATGAGATCTCTTTGGTGTACTCTCTTCCACAGTCAGTACACTTCCAATATGCTCTGACACCGAAGTTCTTGAGGACAGCTGCATTGATACATCCTGCAAGACCACCGCACTTCTTGCACGTCTCTGTTTTGTTCAGTGCACCGTTTGCAGTATCCATAGCGTACCTGTACCTGCGCTGTTCCATTCCTTCAGATAGCCAGTTCTTGTCTTTTCCACGGATTGTCCCCGGGGTGACACCTCTTCCTCTGCTGCGTCTGGATGCCATCAGATCACTCCTATGATTCTCTGTACGGTTGTCAGGTAGTCCTCGGATCCTTGAACGTCGTCGGCAAACTCGTTCTCCATTGATTCGTCGTATCTGAGGTCGTACTTCTCGATCTGCTCTTCGAGTTTTCCACTGTATGTCCGGGACATCTCAGTCAACTCCTGCGATCTTCCTGACACCACAAGCTGCTTGTATGCAAGTGGTGACACCGTTCCGCCTATCCTTACTTTGCTCATTTTCTTCCTCCATTTCACATATTGCTAGTTTTTCGCGTGCGGCCTGTCTCATGAAATCGCTAAGATTCATCGACTCACCCCGATCAACAAGGCGCTCAATTCTCGCGACTTCGTTTTCCGGCATTTTCACGCCTATAAATTTGGATACCATGATATGACCTAAGTATGACTATGGTTATACCAATATAAATAGTTAACCATAGTTAAACCAACGTTTAACTATAGTTAAAACCAGCCTTAAATAGTTATACCATGATACTACCTGTTATGCAGCATACAAAGAAAGAGAAGATCGGGGTTTCGATAAGCCCGAATCTAAAGCGGGAAGCGGAGGAGATAATGCAGGAGGAAGGTATTCCCACAATGTCTTATTGGAACACTATGGCCTCAGGGAAAAAGAAGAAACGGCATCCGACCTGTTGCCGAGAAAGTGTCCGCGCTGCAATACCATGAATGGACCTACTGCAAAGTACTGTTCATCCTGCAGTATGGCCCTGACAACAGAAGCAGCTCTTGAAGTAGAAGACGATGAACAACAGATGCTGAAGGTCCTGTCCGAATATGTCAAGAAGCATCCGGAGAAATTCGAGGAATTTATGTAAGTTCGTTCTTTTAATAGCACTACGTAGTGGCCAAGTTCATGTTACTTCCGGATATCCAAGTTTCCAACCTTACAGACTTAGCAATATTATATGGAAGTTATTTTCCTCGACACATGACAAAACGGAACACATCACATCAAAACAAATCTGATATCCCACTCTTCAGGAACCTCAAATACTTCATCCGACTGAGGTTCCACCAAGTACACCTTTTTTTGTGTGGATATCAATACATTCAAAGCATGATAGTCGCCATCTTCCTTCACAACAAATGCAATTCCGAAAGCAAGTGAAGAATCCCATCTCGTGACATCTCCCAGGAGAATGAGCGCAAAATCATCACAGTCATTAGAATCAGAAACATATTGTCTTGAACTGGTTGAGTTACGAGCGAGGAATGTCTTCAACTTATCAACATCTACAAGTTTGTAATTTGTATCTGTCAGCTGAAGATTGTCCACTGATTTGAACAGCTGCATCACATATATCTTTGACATTGTTGTTTCAGATTTCTGCTGTGAAACCGGTAACACTATATTAAGAAGTTCTGCAAGCATCAGTCTGTCCTCACAAATCCCCATGCACCAAGGTACACATTGTTCACATTTGATGTGTTCTTGATTACCTTGAATTGTACATCGTCCCCGTCATCAGCACTATCTATTGTAAAATCAAGTTTCACAAATGCGTATTCTGGAAAAATTTCACCCATCGTTGTAGTATATGTGTCAGAAGCAATGGCCGTGTCATCGATATAATTCCTCACTTCCAGGGTGATTTCATCAGTAATATTGTACTGATCAACCACACGTGCAAAAAATATATAATCTCCTGCTGGCAATGTCCATTCGCTCTGCTTAACAAAATTACGAACATAACTGCCAGACTGGTATAATCTTACACTGATTCCGTTCACCGAGTCATCGTCTGATTCAACTGCACAGTTGGATGTGCTGAAGTAGTCGGTTCCGTCCCAGAATTGACCTTCGGAACTCCCATCACATACGACATCAAGGGTTAGAGGAGTATATGTTCCGACCGCTTTGTTGAAAGCGCATGACCTAATCTTTGCCAACGTAGCCAGTTCCTCGGCTCCCATCATGATATAGACTTGTTCTCCTATAAGGTAGTTCAACTGTCTTCTGATAGTGTTCTCATTGTCCGTCGATATCTTTCCTTCCAGTGTCATTGACCTTGGTCCCTGAGAACGTATGAACGTTTTCAGGTTTCCGTCTCCACTCCCATGATAGTCCACGACGTCGGCATAGCGAACGTTCCCTATCCTCTGCAGGCTGTCCAAAAACACTTCTATTCCAGTGTCGGCATGGTATATGATATTTGGATATAGTGTCATATTGATACCTCAGACAAACGGGATGGTGGCATAGGTGTCGTCAGTGTCTTTTGTATGATCTAATTTCAGCCAAGTGAAACTATCTCCAGACCCCGTGAGTTTGATACTGAATGCCAATCGTTCGTCCGGCTTGATCAACTGGTCCTGTATTGGTACCCACCCAAATATTTTCTTGACAATCGTCGTGTCGTTCTCACTGTAGGTAGTTCCACCAAGAATATCCACTCCATCCGGATCCTCGAGCAAACTTGTCTCTATTCCGGATGAATCTACCTTGTATAGATTTGCATAGATATGGGTGAGTGTCTGGGTGTGTGTGTAACTGCCTGTGTACCCATGTAGCTCAACCTGTGCCGCCACGAACATGTCACCATCTATGACAGCATTATCAAACGATTTTGGAATAATGAACTTGTACTCTGGTTCCATTGTCGCGGAACCCCCTGTCTGTGAACTATTACTGACAACCGCGTTGCTACCAAGTGTGAGGTCAGATGGCACTGCTAAATATGTCCAGTTTGAACCACCATGGGAATATGCATTGTATCCGAATTTCTGTGCACGCACATCGTATTTTATCCTGAAATCCATTTTGTCCACCTCATGATGTATATGTAATATCCCTCTGCAGAATCTCAGCTACTTTTTTTGCAAGTTCTTTGATGTCTGTGTGGTTTCTGATTTCGATATCGGCATCTACATCAACCTGACGTGGTTCTTGCTGCAGCGTTGATAGAATATCCGTTAGAATCCTTTCTGTCATGATGGATGATTGCCCACTCTGTGATGATTGAGAGGATACAATACTTGGACTTGTAACCTGTACCTGTTGTGTCTGTGGAACGGATGATACTCCGGTATTCACGATATCATCAATGCTCATGTGAGTTGATCTGTCGCCAGAATCAAACTCTATACCAAGTTCACTTCTTTTGTTGGATATTTGTCCACGGATATAATCGGAATGGCCTGCCCAATCTGGAATAGATGACGTTGCGTTTGCCAGCTGGTTGGTTTTGTCGATTTGGTCATCAATCTCATCGTTCTGTTCCTCGATGAGCTGTCTCCTGTGTTCCAGCTTTGCCGCGATTTCGTCTTCGTTGTATCCAAACTGTCTGTATATTTCTGTCATTTGTTCATCTGAAAAACCAACGAAGTCGCTGATATTACCACCTGGCATTGTTCCACTTGTACCCATTGCTTCCGGCATTGGTCCTTCTGAAACAAATGTTCCATACAGGTCACCAAATGTCTGTGTCAGGATCGCGACGCCCTTTGCAGCGTCCGCGGCCAGCGAAGCAACATCGCTCAGGAACATTGTGATGTTGTCATAGCCACCTGATGTTCCCCATTCGTTGAATTCAACAAGTGTTTGAGTCAGGTCCTCCATTCCCTCCTTACCGGCCTCTGCCATCACATCACGTATATTGCCTTTCAATGCTCTCATCTGGTTAGCATATTCATCAGCTGTCCTTGCAGCATCGCCCTGCGCATCCTCGGTTGAATTCATTATTATATTGAGACGTGCCATTACTTTCTCTTGTTCAGTTGCACCCTGTATTCCTTTCTCAATACCCATGTTCATGAGCTCTTGATCAAGTGTAGTCTGAGTGATTATGACACCATATCGTCTCATCGTCTCATGGTTTCCGACCAGTGCGGACTGTAATGCAGTTATGGTTTCAGTATCTGCCATATTGTTGAAAGAAGCAAGATCGACAGACAGCTCAGTGAGTTGTTCTGACAAAAGTGCTGCTTCTGTCCTGTCAAATCCCAGCGGAACAAATGTATCCTGGAATGTAGAGAGATACTGCAATGTTTCAAGAGTAGAACGACCAACAGTGTCGGAGAAGTCTTCAGCCCATCTCCTTGCGCTGTCCGAGGTATTTTTGAATACTGCCTCAAACTTGTTCTCTATTTCTACCGCATCTCCGGCAATTTGTATAGCTTTGACACCAATTGCACCAAGGGCAGCTGCAGCAGCCACGGCATATATTTTCATGGACGCAAGGACAGCGTTAATTTTTTGACCAGATGTTTGAACTTTGTTCCCGGCTACAGCTGCTTCATCCCCAACATCACCGAGCGAACCTTTGACTTTGTTGAGGTCATGTTGAGCTTTGGCTATGTCTGCCTGTATTTGTATTACAAGTTTCTCGATTGTTTCTCCGGCCATGTACAAACCCCTACATTTTTATACAATGTTATCAGTGTCTCTGATATGGAAGATGACTCAATTTCAAGTGTTCTTTTGTTTGTTCCGATTATACTGTTTCTTTTGATTGTGAATGCTGCCGGATTGATCACCATCGACAGCGGTGCTGAATTCTTTGCAGTTGTGTTCGCAGCAATTATATCTGCCGTTGTTGGAATGATCGGCGTAGGAACTATACTTTCAAAGTTCATCTGATAACCACTCTCCTTTTCAAATTAGATTCCACAATTGCATCATGTGCAGTAGTCGAAACGTCAGATGCAGTATAAAATATCCACATTTTGCCAGCATCAATTACAGAAGAAGCAATTGAAAAACTGACATTTGATGCAACGTAAAGGCCAGTACCCAATTCCAGATAATTATCAGTTGACGTGCTCTGATCAGAAGGAGACAACAAAGAACATTCCAGATCAACTGGTGAATTGATATAAGGGATTCTTCCTCTTTCCAGTGAGATCTCAATTGAATTATCCGTTTTGACTGTGCAGATATCCTCATTCAATTCCAGAAGTGTAATTGTATCGAAGGTGCCCGCTGTAAAATCATCAATCTTGACATACCCTGAATCATAGTAATAGATGGATATCGTGTTCTCCGAGAGAATAATCTGGTACAGCCCATTTTTGATAGTGCAGTTGCCTGAGAAGGAATGATGGATTGATAACACTTCAGGTGAACCATCGAAGCACTGAACATCATCTGCAGCTTCAACTGCATCCTGGTCATATGTCCCGGTGATTGAGAAATTATTTGCCATGGTGACAGGATTCGAAGTGTACTCTTCTTTGTATTGCGAAGCATCAAACCACGTTCCCTGTATGGCCAGTGGCCAGAGTTCACCGACTTCATCATCTACATCAATGTTGGTGCAGGATATCCACCCGGACCTACCTTTTACATTGCTTACATAATTGTAAGCTGCTCGCCTTTCCTGGAGTGCAAGAACATCTTCTCTGAATTGCTGCAGTGTTCTGGATCCACCATACAACTGCAGGAGATATCCGGAGAGTTCCACAGAAGGAAGATTTTGTTTGAACTCGGCCAATATATAGCCACGGGCACCCATTCCTTGTACAGCTTCATTAGGACTCTGTATATCTCCTATCTTGAATGTATTGATTGCCGATAGAGTTACATTACCTATATCCATTAAGGACCACCTCTTCTACTCATGAAAATAGTCCACTGCAATGATTTCTCATATGGCACCATTTCGAGTTCTTCCGGTTTCATGTTCCATTCCTGGCAGAGTATGTAATCATCTAGTTCAGGCAGTTCGCACCGTTTTCCTTCGTAAGCGTAGTCTACTCTTGAGTGGAACCACCATGCTGGTCTGGTGAGTTCGTAGACGAATTGTTCTCCGTGACTTTCTCCGGGTTCTTCAAGTTGATATCTGAACCGGATTCTTTGGAAAAATCCTGAACACCACCACCGGTGGCATTCTTACAAGCTTCAACAAATTCATTGAACTCTTTCACACTAAGCTGGTCCTCAAGTTCCAGGACACCATCGTAAGTGAGAGTAGTTGCAAGCATGATATTCTGAACAGTCTCAACGTCTGCCTGGAATGTCATGAACTCTGCCATAAGCGCAGGATCCTTTTTGATTGACTCTTTGAATGCCTGGTCAATTGTCATCTGCTGATAGGGTTTACCGAGTGGTAAATGCTTCAGGTACCAGGATGTTTTGAGATTCTGGACTCTGCGAACCGAACCTCTGCGTGGTTCTGAATAGATTTCAATTCCATGTAGTTGCATTTGAATCAGCCTCATGCAATTGCTAGTCTTGTTGCATCTCCGTCACTGGTGAACGACATTCCAACTCTGGCGGCTGGACCCATTCCTACAGTTGGATTGTTGGTCCACTTTAATGCACTGAATGTGAAATTCTTTGTGTCACATGTGAAATCGATAGTGTGGTCATCGCCTGCTATCAGGTCATCATGTGCACCCATTGCCATTGCGGTTGCACTTGTATCCACCTGTATGCTCCTTGAATTGAAGGAAAACTCGGCAATCTTTGATGGTGCACTCTCGGATAGATCAGTCACACCTTCCATATCATAAGAAAGTGTCATCTTGAATGATTCGATGATAAGATTCGAACTGGATGGAGCTGCACTGTCATACTGGAAGGAAGTCAGGTCAGCAAGTGTGTACGGCGTATCGGTTGGTGCAGTTGCGTGTGAACCTGTTCCGATGTAATCTGTGCCTGACCAGTCGCTCTTATCCTGGCACATGTACGTGAGTGTCAGGGTGTTTGCTGTTTTCATATCAGGGAAATCCCACACTGCTTCCTGCAGAACACAACCAGAATAGACACAGTATTCTGAATCAGAAACCAGACCAATTGAAATAGGATGTTCTACCTTCCCAGTTGCATACGTGGTCGTGTTCGTGGCCATGAGTGCATATGGAAGCCATGTGAGCGCAGATGCTTTGATAGTAATCTTGATTCCATGTGTTTCCCCTGTTTTGACGGTTTTTCCACATGATAGTGGATCTGTCACGGATGCACCCTGCAACACTTTGTAGCTGTCTACTTCCGGTCCTGACGTGGGTTCAATGTTGATCAATTCCCCCGGGAATGCACTCATTGTTGGATTGGTGGGTGTTGTTCCGAATGAGGATTCGTCTACCCAGTCTGCGAATTTGACCGTTCGGCCATCGATTACCGTCATTATAGTTCACTCCTAATGTACATCTTAAGTTTCTCCTGTCTTTCCTTCAGTTCATCAATCTCCACTTGTCTGGCATCCTTCAGGACCTGGACTTCCTTGCTGGAAAGTCCTTCAGGGATATCCACGATTGCAGTCTGCTTCTTGTTAATATCACTGGATATTGCAGCTGCAGCTGTGGAAAGTATTTCCTGTGCCGGCTGGTTGTCCTTAATGAGTATCAGTATCTCATTTCTTTCAGCTTGTAGTCCTTCGATTTTTGCTTTCTGTTCAATGATCGTTGCTTCTGCTATTTGCAGTTGTGAAGTTAGAATCTCGACTTCTGTAGGTCCGGTTGTTTCCGATGGTGCTTCATTTTCTGCCATAGTGATTCCTCTTATGAATGATAGAGTGTGATTGAAAGAACATAATCGAAAATCTCATCTTCATATCCATTGTTGCCAATGCTGTTGATGTCCTCATCAGGATTGAAAATACGAACATCAGATGTGAGTGGAGTAGTCCACGTTTCTATTTCCTCACAAATATCAGATGCAAATTGTTCGGCTATTATAGAACCGTTGAAGCCCTGTGCGTTTTCAGTAAGAATATGGACTGTGAGGATAGTGGTGTAGTACAAAATACCATCATCTACGTCACGGATGGATGTTACTCCATCATTTGAGATGTTGAGAGTGATAGTAGGATATGACGTGATGACCTGGTTTGACCATATCTTTGATGCGGTGATGTCTGTCTCATCAATTGTTACGGTTGCAGGTAGATTCGTAAAAATTGCTTTCTTCTGAGTGTTACTGATTGCTCTTGACATCGTGGGTTCTCCACTTGTGATTAGAATGTAGGTTCTCTACAGAGTGGAGTTTTGTTTTTGAGTATTTAAAGGAAAGTTGAAAATCATCATTTCATCATCTTAACAATTTTCCTTTTCGACTCACCAAATGCCGAACGCATGAATGACCTCTCCGGAATATTAGCCCTTGGCGCACCAAACTCATGATGACGGGCCACAGAAGCACGTGAACCAAAAACACCAACTTCGACGGAATCATCTGTCAACAAATGATCTATCTGATCATATAGTTCACCAGTATCAAACAGAGGTTGTGAACTTTTCTTGCGTGCAACCGTACTTGATTTCAGCGGTGGTCTTAATCTCGAATCTATCTTTTCAGTCATCTTTGATTCCAGGAACACACCGACAATTTCAAGTTTTTTTGAAGTATCGTCTTTGAGGTTGTCCTGTAGTTTTTTCAGTCCTCTCAGGACATCATCGGTGTCAGCATGTACATTTAGCACCTTTGAGTTCCTCCATATGCTTTTTTTGACAGTCCTTACAGCAATACGGCAAAACAACCTGACCGTACTTGACATAGTACACTGAGAAGAACTTCCGCTTCTGTGTTGTTGTCATTGGGATTAGATTATTACAGTCAGGATTGCTGCAGGATACCTGAACTATGTTTGTCATGGTTAGCGACCTCGTTGATGTAAGAGTCTGGGTGTATTTCAATACCTGAAAAAATAGTAATGGGAATGTCGTCCACGGTCTGCTTCGGAGACACGCACGACATATTGTTCGAATGTAGCAGAAGAGAAAGCCTGTGCTGTTCACAGGTACTTCTATAAGGACAGTCTGATGTACAGACTCGGAGCAATCCATCACGTCGGCAAACGAACATTTTATACAACTACATATAGTTATTAACATGATATAATTATTTCCTTGTTAACAAGAACGTCTCTCGAGATTCACTCAAATAAGAATTCAAGAGATTGGTTTCAGATAGTCTTTGATTTACAATCCATTCAGTTACAGTGGAATCTTCTTCCGTGATCTTGATACGATCTCCAACTGCCAGAGCTATATCTGAACTGCAGCTGAGTTTGCGAGTTCCCTTTTCGATCACACTGTCATCCAGATATTGTCTTTCTTTCCACGAGATGTCACTGATATGTGCTTCTATCGAAGTCTCTGACGTGGATTCTGGGATCCAATCTCCTGTGCTTTGATCAGTGTATCCTTCGGTGACATCAACCTTGAGGATTGGACGCGGATAGTTAAAGGACGAGAACATTAGCCCACCCTCCCTGCCAAGTACATCAGCACCCATGCAAATACAGATACTGCCAATGATATTCCTGCCATTACTCCTTTGTCGTGTTGCCTACACTGCTCAAGGAAAGAAACTCTCTCATCAAGCTTGTCGTGTGCTGTTGATTGTTTAGCATTTGTATCCCTGACATCATCGACTTTCTGTTCAATTCTTCCCAAGGACCTGCATATCTCACTGAGTAGGTCCTGATCGGCCATTTGTCACTCCTTACTCGCTGGATGTGCTTGTGCTTGTAGTGGCTTTCTTGACAAAGTAGTATGTCATCACCATGGTTCCCACCGTTGACAGCCAATTGAACCACTCGCCTATTTCCACCTGATTCACTATGATGTATAGAATACCCGCCATCATGAGAACGGCAAGGACTTCGTCAACAAGCTTAGTGAACATGGTTGCAAGAGCATTCATGATTGCTATGATAGCAAGTGCTGTGGGGTTCGTAGTCGTTACTTCGTCTTCAGAGACTTCAAGAGTTGTTTCGTTGTCGGCATTTTCAGTCATTTTCAAGACCTCCGTCTATTTAACCATGAATTAATAGCAAAAACCAATCCCGCAAATGAACTTGCCACAAAAGTAGCAACTACAAATGTATTATCGCTGGATTCTTCTGTAGGAATTGAATATTCAATTATTAATTTTGGTGCTAATGTAGAGTCATCATCATATGAATTTGCTCTCATTTCACTATTTGTTGCATTTACAGTTGGCATTAATATTATTGAAACGTCATTACCACTTGTCCATCCATCCTGATTTATAACTTCATTAAATGCACCTGTTATATCAGGAGATGACGACCATCCAATAGATATTCCTTGTTCATACCATAGTGTACTATTTGTTGTAAGTGCTCTATTTAATACCTTTGTATCTGACGATGCAGAGCTAAATGTTTCAGTATCTAATTCCTTTATGAAGAATATAGACAAATCAGCATTATCATAAGTGGTTGATGTTAAATACAAATCCAATGTCACTGATTCTATTGTTGCATTATCTGGAATTGTTATATTTTGGAATCGAATACCCGCACCAATATAATTACTTGAAGATGTATTATCACTTGTTTTCGTTACAATTGGTGTTGTTAGTGAGAAATACCCAGAACCTTGTTCGTATGCATCATCTGATGACTGTGATACTTGATATTCTAATACTTCATTTGTTGGAGTTTGTTCTATTACAATTGTTTGTGATGCAATGTTCAATGCTGTTGGTGCAAATTCTACAAAACCATTAGCATCGGACATTGCAATTTCTATATAAGAATCGTCTATTGATAAAGTATAATTTGTATTTGCTTCTTCCATTGTTGCTGATATAGTAGTATCTAACGAATCTTCTGATGCCGATATTGAAAAACTATATTTATCTCCCGATGGGTTAAATTCAGTGAAGGAATCCAAATATCCAGAGCTTGGAACTAAATACAAATCATATGCAGTCACAGTTGCGAACAGTGTTCCAACCGAAAATGTACTATTTGTATTGTAGAACGTTATTGGTAGGTTACGAGTATTAGACGTTACTTTCCCATTTGTGTATATTACATTTGTAGTTCCTGGTTCACTATTTCTGCTTACTAAATATGAAGTTCCGACAGGATTCAATACTGAATCATTAAAAGGATACAATCCATATGATGTAGCTGAGTTATTGTTTACAGTATTTTCATCACCAGTAATTTTGATTCCATCATCACAAATATTATTACTTATAGTATTATAATTAGGATAAAAACTTGTAGTTGTATTTGCATATGTTGGTAAATATATACTCTCTGACATTGTATTTGTTATAATATTATTATTGAATGTACTGTTACTTGCTAATACATTTATACCATAACTAGAAGTTGTATTTATAGTATTATAACTTATGTTTGAATACAATAATACATTTTTAGCTTCCGTTGGTGTGGTGTGATAATATATACTTCCTGAATCAGTATCTATTCTATTATACGTCACAGTAATATTTTCCATTTCTCCAAATAAATCTATTGCAGAGTGGTCTACATGTCCATGTATCCATGTATCATTCAAAGTTATATCATGTGTATATAATCCAGAATCTTTGTCAGGATAAGTACCATATATACCTATTATGTTACCATCACCACTTTCATCATTGTCATATACTTCACATCCATCTATAAGAACATCATAACCAAATGGGTCTATTACAATAGCACCTTTATATATATCATGAATTTTCAAATTATCAATTGTTATATCATGATAAGGTGAAACTCCATTATAATCAAACCATACTCCTGAACGATAATCGTAAATTTCTATATTTGAAATTGAAATGTATGATTTACCTATTCCTCCAAATGCTACATATTCAGAATCGGTTATTTTATTGTAATCTCCTTGAAGTATTGGAAATGCACCAGTATAGTTTGTTATTGTTATTGGATTTCCTTCTGTACCAGATTCATTGAAAAATGAAGAGTTATCATACCACGTTCCATCCATCAAATACAGCGTGTCTCCAGCCGAAAGTGCATCAATACCCGTTTGAATACTTAGGAATGGTGCACCTGTACTTAGTCCATCATTAGAATCTGAACCCAATGTAGGTGAAGCGTAATAATTAGTTGCAGATGCACTACCAACAAACAACAATCCAATTACAAGAAAAATAAGAAAAAGTGACCTGTACTTCATAGCACGGTCACCTCTCACGAGAACTGCCGTTCACACGACCATCATCAAGAAAATCAGTTGCAAAATCCTTGATACCCTGTAAATATGAACTCTGACTGTCTTCGTTCAGGTCATCGATGACCTTGTTTGCATTTATTTTGTTGTCCAGTTTTTCGTTGATCTGGCGAAGCTGTTTGATGATCTCTTCCTGGTAATAGAGTTCAATGATCTTGACTTCTCTATCAGAGAGTGACCTAATGTCAAGGATCTCGTCTTCTTTAGCTGGCCACTTGCCTGAACGTATCTGCTCTTTGACAAATGCATGTGTTGGGTAGTTCATGCTTTGTACCTCCCCATGACATTGAGAGCCACATTTGCAGCTCCGCCTGTGGCCACCTCAATCCATGCCTGTGTACCAGGAGGAACATCCTCAACAAGTGGATATGCGGTACTACATCCATTCAGAGCCTGTGTTCCCGTCAGTGACATCGAGTATGCATACTTCTCCTTGTCTCCTCCGAGAATACGCCATTTGAGGGACAGTGCAAGTGTCACATTTGCATCTGCTGTGACGTTGACATCCATCATGCTGTAGTATCTCAACTTTTCAGCATCAATGTAGAATTTGAGAGTTTCAGCGCCCGTTGCTTCGAGAACATAGAAAGCAGGTGCATCGGTATCTGGTGTGAGTTCGGTTCCACCAGAATCTGTCAGGGGGATTCCGCGTGGTTTGTCCCCCACTTCCTGTTTGAACTCATCAGTGTACTTCATTCAGAATCCTCCTCAGAATAGAATGTCGTTTCGTTAGTGTACGTGTAATTGCTTCCACTGTTCCGGATTCGTAATGATGCTATCAGAGAACCATACTCAGTTGCATATGTTGCCACTCCGCGACCATTACCAAACGTGATCTGGGAATCGCCTTCTTTGATCTGTGTGACAGATCCTTTCATCAGAGACGGATTTGGAGAAATCAGAGCGCTGACAATCCAGCATAGAACAGCCCGCGAATAGAGATCAGCTGCACCACCTGTGAATGATGTTCGATTGGTTTCATTCTGGATGATGCTCTCTGCGGTGTCCGATAGAGATACGATGAAACTGTCAGTGTACCCGGTGGGTAGACTCTCCTGAAGTTCCAACTCAACATCTTCTTTTGAAATCAAAGATGGCATGATAGCCTCCGGAAAAAGTGCAGGACGGGATTATCCGTCCAGTCCGGTGAGTTTGTACACTGCTGCGTTGGTGGAGCTTCCAGTATCGTGGATGTTGGAAACTACTTCTCTCCACACATCGATCTGGTACACCTCGGCACCACTCATGAGGTCCTTACGTCTGACCTTCACAGGCCCGTTACCAATGACCATGCCGGGGGCCTTTGATGCAACCACAACTGCAGCTGCCTCATCGATGACATCATCAATCTCCGTGGATACCATTATTGGAATGTTGTATCCGGGAACCACCGCCATTGCATTACCAAGCTCGGTGGTTGTGGCAATGTCGAAGTGGCTGGTATAGTTGGCAAATGCAGTTGAACCCATGAGACAGTAATCTGCCTTATATGGTCTGAGTGCAGCTACTGCAGTTGCGATGTCTGCAATTGGATTGTTGGCTCCGGACCAATCGGCACCCGCGGAAGTCTGTGGTGTGGTGTTTGCAGCTGTGACGATCTTCTTGTTCAGGAGCTGTGCAAGTCTGTCTGATGCACCGCCTATCTGAAGTGTGAGAGGATCTCCGGCCCTGCTCTTGTATCTGGCCTCGTCGGTCACTGCAACCTTGACACGGTCTTTCTTGAGGTCAAAGTCCACATTGGTGAACTCAGAGCCTTCAATGTCAGACTCTTCCATCGGTTCAAGGTCTTCGTTTCCAGCTGGCACGGAATACACTGGCACGGTTGCCACGAGTTCAGGCACCTGTACGGACATACAGAGAGGTGCAAGATCGGTCAGTTCGATTGCGCCCTTAAGGACACGCATTGCAATGTTCTTGGCATCTAATGAGCCATCAATAGTTGTTGGGGTTGTAGTTCCTGCCATGATTACACCATTCCTACAAAGAGTGTTCCAGTTTCACCAGAACCAAATGCTTCCATCACAGTACCTACGAGAAGACGTGGATCCTGTATTTTGTCAAGCTCGGTCTGTACTGTTGCCTCGACATATGATGCAGGTGCATCGAGTGCAGTCATCGCTGTAGCTTTCACTATCTTCCCGGTTGAGCCTGCAATGACATGAGCACCTTTTGGAATTGTGGCTGCGGTTGCCTGCACTTCCACGCGACCATATACACATGCCATCACTTCTTCTGTATCATCTCCACCCTCCAGTGCTACAGCGAACTTACCAGGCATCCCGGTTGTAACAGGGTCCCATTTGCCGTCTGCCTGGAGTGCGATGACCTGGCCTGTAGTAGCCGTTGCTCCGAGTGTAAGTTTTATACAAATCGCTTCCTCACCCTTGAGATCTCCAACTGCCATTATTCCACCTCGATTGATGTTACACCCAGTGAGGCATAGTCCTCCTCATCTGTGGTGCTCTGTACACCGGTCCCGCTGTTTGCTCCCACGCGCTTCCCTGCGCTCTCCTTGATTGCTGCAAGTGTACTTTTCAGTGCAAATGTTGGTACATCTTTGAACCCAGCGAGTGTCTCATCAGAAACGGTTGACTTGAGTTCGGTCAGAATAGAGTCGCGTTCGGTCTGTTCCTTGAGTGCTTTGTCGTGTGATTCCAGAGCAGCTTTCACGGCTGCATTCACCGTGCTCTCAATCTTTCCGTCCTTCTCTTTGAGCTCCTGACGGAGTTCAGTGATAGTGGACTTGAGATCCTTGTTCTCTGTTTTGAGATCAGAGACAGTTGATTCAAGTTTTGCGCTTTGGTCGGCTTCAGTTATGTTTACCCCTCCAGGAGTATTTGATTCAAGTTTTTCATTATGGGTATTTAAAGGAAAGTTGAAACTCTTTAACATTGATACAGAAATATTCACATCATGAACAACTTCTTTGTCTGCAGGAATTACATCACCGGTTTCGAGTGAGGTATCAACATTGAAGATTTTGTACTGACCGGCACCTATGAACATGGCTTCTTGCAGGATCCTTTTCTTGAGGATATCTTTATCACCAATTTCATCACCATCTAAGTACACCGATATCTCACTAACTTTTACAAGGGTACCTGCATTGTTTTCGACAGCTACATCAAAAGAATGTCTCTCATAGTTCCCATCTGCCGTTACCATGGTAGAAGCAATCGGAACACCACATCCTTTATTCAAAGGACATGCAGGATTCTCAGGATAGAACACAAAAGTTACACCAGTTCCTTTGAGTTTGATAATATCGGTGCTGTTCTTGTCAGCGAACTCTGCGTCAGTAGATTCCTGCGAAACACCACGATAAGCAGCTGAATTAATAGCATCCACACATGCCTGCGAAAGTCCTTCCACGGTGGCTTTGATGAACTCTCCGTCTTGCCAAGACTTTGTGATCTTGCCATTTTCTTTGACTTTGTGATTGATGGTGATGATTCCACCTGAATATGTATCGGCACTTGAATCGATTGCAGATTGTGTGATGGTGTACTCTTTACCCTTTTCGTCATATGCTTTAGTGCCTGCTCGGCAGATGGCCAGAGTTACACTGTTACCTTCGACGAGTGGTTTTTCTGAAAGAACAGTTGAAATAATCATACTCGGAACTTTGAAGAGTGACTATTTAAAGGAAAGTTGAAATCACTCTCTGAACTTCCACTCACCTGCATCATCATCGAAGTACAGGCCAGCTTTCTCTTTTTGTTCTTCAAAGAATGACATCGGTGTGTCGAGCTTCGGGTCACCAAATATAGGAATCTGACGATGTCTGCAATTGGGTTCTTCTAATAATGAAAGTGCATAGTTACCTTGCTCGGTTCCATACTCGTAAACAAACCCTAAAGCTGCGACATGATCGGGGCGTGCTCTCTCATCCACGGGACCTGTCAGCCGGAATTTAGAAAAACCCATACGTTGGTATTCCGTTGCTCTGCCCTGCTCCCATGCTGTATGTGTTGCAGTCCTCGAAAGCATGTCAGAATATGCTTGAGTGTTGGTCACATACGGACGTTCGATAATCTTTGATGTCTTTCGAATTGTGCCATCCTTTCCCACTTTGAAGACAGTTCTCTTCTTTCCTGTATTGTCGATAACAACCCTCTCTGACCCGCCAAATACATCTTCTGCGTAGGTTCTGATTTCTTCTGAGATTTCAGCATAGCCTTTCCCCTCGTTCAGTAGCTCTCTTGCCTTGTTCTTGATCTGGTCACCGACATTGCGATTAAACTCACTGATGTAGCCGAAGTGTTCAGCTGAAAGCTTCTTAATAGCATTCTTCTGAACATTGGTCAGGCGAGTATTGGGTCGAACATCATCAGAACCTGCTTTGTAATAGGCTGTAATCAACTTCACAAGCTCATCTGACTGAGTGGCAGTGACACCTAAGAGTAGTTGGTCTACCTGCTGGTCAAACGTCTCAGGATCAATCTCAGAGGCCAATTGTGAGCACTCCACATGTGTAGATGAAAGCGGTTACAACACCAATACAGAACCACATCAGGCCGGTCATACTAACTCCTTGATTTTGTCCTTTGCATTGAGGTAGACTTGGTATAGTTCGTCAGCTGGGTCAGTTGCTTCAGAGGGTTCTAGGTCTTCTGCAGTACTCCGGGTTGACATGCCGGCACCGTCCCCGAAGGGTGTTTGTGGGATATCCTGAGCATTGTCGTAATTGTCAAGGTCGAGCATTCCAAAGCCGTATTCTTCTCCGAGCGCCTGAATGTCTGACCTGTCAGCTCCGACCTGCTTGGCTATCTGAAGTATCTTCATCTTCTGCAACTTGGCCTGGGCTTCCTTCAGCTGGTCACTTACATCAGTAACAGACAATTTGAAATGACAGGCCATATCATCAAATGTGAACGTGCCTGTTTCGGTACCGCCATCTTTTGTAGGTACCTCATACTGCCATGACATGCCCTCAAATCTCTCTCTGATGAGTTTGTCAGCTACTTTCTCATATTCTCTTCTCACACCTGCATAGGTTGTGTTGAAAAGTTCCAGGATAGTACGTGAAGTTGCCAATTCAGAACCATTCGCCTTCACAAGTGCAACCGGGAACCCAAATGCCTGTCCTATTTCCTGATCAAGTAGGTCCAGCATTGTTTTGATGAATGAGGAAGGTACCGACCTGCCGGATTCAACGACCTCGAGTTCTGTATCAGGACCTGAACTGAAGATACCACCATCTTTCAATGATGTAAGTACGTTCTTTGCAGCTGTCTTGCATGCAGTGACCCATGCATTGTAGATTGAACTCTCGGCTGCATATCTCTCTGGATCAGTTGTCGACATTTCCTCTGGTGGTTGCTGCGGTACCGTGGTGATGAGATCCTTTCCACCATCTGCTCCTGTGGTCTCAAGGACAAGTCCATTTTTGATGTGAACGAATGGCGAGAGTACTCTGAAAATGATATTAGGTGAGTTTGTCAGAAGTAGACGCTTTAACCATATGGCCAGAATTGCAGAATCAATCGGTGCAGGTTCGTCCGGATCCACCCGATGCATGGCAACAATGCGGTCTGATGAATCTACTCTCAGGTTTGTAGTATCTGTGATTCCATACTTCGTTTTGATGAAATCAAACTGTGCTTTTGCACCACGGTCTTCATACTCACCTTTGATGTATCTGCCACCATTGGGAATGAACCAGGAATTATACTCAGATGTTGACGGATTCTCGGTCCACGAATCATCTACATATATCTTCTGATGATATGCCACTGTAGTGCTATCCCACGGATCCCGATATGTTGTGATTGTGGCATTTTTGAGAGGTGCAAGGGATTCTATACTGTCCTTGTCAGGATCCTTGCGGCGGTATGCATGACCATGGATAATTGTAAGGTCCTTGAAGTCATCTCTGAATGCATCAAGTAGGCCAATTTCGTTAAGATATTGCCTGATCTCCCTGAGTGCAGGTTCGTATTTCTTGTTGTCTTCTGTTGCCAGCTGGTAATCTCCTAAAATGGAATTCTTAAGAAACGGTGTGATCGTTCCTTTCAGTAGAGGATCTGTTTCGAAGGCTTCCTCTCTCATGGACGGTGTGACTTCGAACACCGACCCGTCTGGCATTTTGGCTTTCGTGTCTTTGATCCATTTCAATGTTGTTATGTAGGTTTGATAAGGATCATCGCCTACATAGGCACCAACAGGTGATGTTTTCTTTTGCTGTGGTGGAGTCGATGAGAAGAGTTTGTTGAGAATTGACATGTAGAAAAATTCAGGCGATGACTATAAAAAGGAAAGTTGAAATATAAATTTCAGATTTGTGCATTGTATAGGAAAAAAACTTCCTTATAATAATACTGAAAAAGGAAAATATCAATTTTCTATTGGAAGTTTTCCTTTATTGGGTGGTTTATTCATCTTGATTTAACCGTTTCATTGCTTCCACGTACAAATAAATGAAAGGTGAAGCCACGAAAGTACATGTTAATCCTTCCTTCTTTATGGGGTTTAGGTATTACATTGAAAATGACCAGCGCAGGTATTTACCTTCTGATAGCTCAATATCTACTGTTCCATGAAAATCATCTCCAAAATACCCGGAGTACTGATCAACCCACATATTAAGAAAATAATCATCATATTCATTTGAACGGTCTTGAAAATCACCCTTTGGAGCATCGACAATTCGATAGTCGTGGGTGTATCCTGATTCCTCGATTTCTGATTGAATCTGTTGGTAAATTGTAGGAGAGACTTGTTGTTTAACCTGCTCAAGAATGGCCTTATCTTTGCGCTCTTGCTCTTGCTCTTCTGCATGAATCTCTGCATTTATTTTATCCCATTCGGGTTCTTCCATGATAAAATCTTCATCTTCCATCGTTCCACTTCCTTTATTATGGGTTATGTGAATGCTGTAAGCCGCTTCTCACTGTCAGGTCGTGGCTTATCACATGCCCTTATCTCTACACCTTCAAACATATTTTTTAACTGGTTAATCTCAGTCTTTGCTTCCTCGATCCATTCATTATTATCTTCGATTGATTCCTCATATGCAGCATTTTCAATACGCAATTCAGAAACATTGTCCTGCAAAGAGTAGATCTGGGCGTTGTTGTCTGCAATTCTTTCTTTGATCTCAATATTTTGAGATTCCACTTCTTTGATACTCTTCATTAAACCTGATATTCTGCGATTTGCTTCCTTAATATCCCGGCCTCGTTTGAAACTCATCTCTTCACTTCCTTTTCTATGGGTAGTTTGTATCTATCCATTGTTCATACTTCCTCTATTTGGCAGTTTCACCACTCGCCATAAACCTCTTGGTCTATATTTTTCTGGATTCTCTCTAGTGTTGGTTCACCTAGGAACTGTAATATTGTTAGTAGTTCATACTCGTAGGGGGCAACCCTGTTGTAGATGTAAGTAGTCCAAAACTTACTCCCATCTTTGTGGTCAGTTTCGAAACCACATCCCCTATAATCTGTCATTTCTCCGATTGGCATTTTATTAATCACTTCCTTATCTATGGGTTCTTGGAATCCTTTCCTTTCTTCATTTCACGTCTTACTTTCAATCTTGCAACGAATGCCTGTTTTCTATTTTCTTTCATTGTTTCATTTCTCCATAGCTTACGCTAATTGATTACCCGACTATACCGCATGTTTGATTTTGTGGAGGCTATCCCAATTTTGAATAAATGTGATACTCCCTCTTCCCTCAGTTCCTTCCTAAGAGCGTTTGCTTTCCTGGCATCGTCAACGACAACTAATTCTCTTTTATCATCGCCAGTTACTTTGTGAGGTTTCAAGTTCTTTTTACGGCGTTCTCTGAAATTACGGATTACACCAGAATCTATGAACGTCTGACCCCAGACCCTCTTAAAGTTGATTTTTAGGAATGAGCAAACCTGTAGAATAGGTTCTTTGATAGATTGCCAGAGGCTCTTAGATTTGAAAAATACATAGGTGCATTCTTTGCGCTTTGTATCTAATACACCCTCACATTTCCAGTGATTGATATAACGCCATAATGAACGAATAGGAATAGTAAGAGCTTCTGATATTTGCCTGAACTCCGTACAGCCTTCTGACTGTGTGGCAATGTAGGCAAGTACGGATAATGTTTTCTCAGGATGGTGCCAGAGATCAAAACCGTCTATGTCTGGGTTTGGAAGGTTTTCATAGTCCCATATTGGGAGCTTGTTTCTGTATTCAAAGACTCTTTCTCCGTCAAAGTATTCGTCTGTAACATATTCAATCGGTTGTACAAAGCTTAATAGTTTGATAAGTAAGTCGTCTAAATCCCTTTTGAGTTCGAGATACTGATTAATTGAAGGGTTGTTATCATCTGAATGCAAGAATACTTCGAGCTTTGGATGTCTGAGAGGGTCTGCAGAAGTGCGCTCTTTATAGTTCTTGATTCTGTATGTTTTTACTGAGTGACTGAATTTTGTATTAATATTACATACTTTGAAGTCCGGGTTTGAGAGATAGTACATGTAGTATTTGCCGGAGTCCATTTGTTTGGTTAGATTTACATCTCCTAAGGTGGAAGATTCCTGCTCTATTTTTTGGAGCATTCCGGCTACTGTGTTCTCATAGGATTCATGATACCTGACGTGCCGGGCCATCTGGTATATTTTAGAATTGTTACGGTCAAGAGAATAGACAAACCTTGCAGCATCTATCTGATCCATGAAAGATTCAAACAGAGTTAGTAGCTCATCGAGTTCTATGTAACTGGATTGAACCTGTATCTGAGTGCCTACTGTTGGTAGGTTCAGGGTTTTGCCTGTTTTTGTTTTGGTGCCGGCTCCGAAGAGCGGCTTAATTGTGAATGTGCATTTACTTGCTCCGAATGCATCTTTCCATGTAAGTATATACTCAAATGCTATTTTCCCGGTCTTTGGGTTCTTTAGTCCTCCGGGTTTTGAGAAGAATTTAAACCTTCGAGTGCTGAGTGTAAGATAGTGGTTATATGGATCATCTACAGAGTGCATGAAGTAGTTGATTACTGAATTATATAGATCCAGCTCTTTATAGAGGAAAAATGCACCAAACTCATGCGTAACAGGCTCGGCGAATTTGAACTTATCAGCCATTGGAGCACCTTAGTTATAGCGAGAGCAGTTCTTAGGTGCCTTAATGCCATCGTCTGTATGAACTCTGAGAACTCCTGCTTTACATACCAGACAGCCTGAATTATCATGAGTACAGAGTAAGCAGTGAGGAACATGCATTAATTCGTCTATGCCTTCTGTGCAGCGTTTACAGTCTGAGAGCATCCATTGATTTTTATTAGTGCACCAATGACGCAGAATCTCTCTTTTTTCTTCATGATCTTTGGCATGAGCACAGGAGCCGCATGTTTTACTCATAGACTCCAGCCTCCTTAAGAATATTAACAAGGGTGTTACGACCCATACGTAAGGTGCTGCAAACGTGACCTAATGAACCATGTTTAATATATAGTGTAATGGCCTGTTGCTTTCTTTTTTCTGATGTGAGATTGTGCTGATTGCCACTTTTACGAACTGCAGAAGATACTTTTTTACAGTGATTGTTATGCTTGCGCCATCTTTCGAGTTCTTCAGGATAATGAAAGATATCATTCATTGTTTAGGCCCCCTGTATGGCCTGATTGTGAAAATACGCGCCTTGCTCTTACTCTGGCTGCATCTCTTGCCCTTTGGGAGCCGAGAGATTCAAAGGCGCTGTTTTCAAGGGAAGTGTTTGCGGACCCTGTGGAGTGAGTGATGGTACATGGAGAAATAGAGTCCGCTTCATCATTGGTAAGTGTGGAGGACATTGTTTAGGCCTCCGTTGCAAGTATTGGTAAAATATAGTCAAATCCTAATTTTGCAAGCTGCTCTTTTTTGAAGTTCTCGACTGAGCAGGTAAAACAATATCCCTGGTGTAGGGATTGGATTGAGAATAGATTATTACACCTTTTACAGTGTGTTTCTTCTGTGCAAGCTTTTAAAATAGAGCTTCCGCTACTTGTTATTAAGTCTTTCATTGCTTCATCCTTCGTTGATTTTGTCCGTAAGAATCGCCAAATTCTTACTGAACTAAGATTAGAAAGAAAGATATATAAAGTTTATTGTACTGTTTGTTCGTGTTTTTACGAACTGTATATATGACATTTATATAAGCATCAGAAAAAAGATTAAAATACTACGAAATACAATACTTAATTGTCCTGATGTGGCAGCCTGCGCCAACAGGTTAAAACCGTGATTCTGCTTAATCCCACGGTTTCTTTGTTATCATCGGGTGAATGAAGGCCACGGGATTGGAACCTCAAATTGAGGAACTAATCCCGGTCGGCGCATTCACCCTTTTCTTCTTGTTTTTCCAAAGATTAAAGCCATAGCCTATTGTTTTTAAAAACACTCTTTCATAATATATTAATCATGTAAAGCTCCATATAGCCGCAACACTTAAAAAAAGGTGATTAAAACGTGGAGATACTTAAGAAATTTGAGAATGATTTAGCATTGCGTAGACGCACCCACAGGACAATACGCAGCTATTCATGCAATGTAAAAGAGTTTTTAGAGCATAATCCAGAACCTGAAAACGTAACCTATGAAGATTTAGAATACTACTTAGGGCATTTACTGGAGAGGGAATTAAAAGTAAGCACCCTGAAATCTAACTTTTCTGCTATCTCGTCTTTTTATGAATTTCTAATTTACAAACAGGTCACTGATAAGAATCCAGTATCAGGATTTAGAAAAAGATATCTTGACACATCATGCGATTCAGACCGCAGGCAAGTACTGACAATTGATCAGGCCAGACAATTAATTAACTCACTTGATTTTATCCGGGAAATTGCCATAGTTATGATCCTTGCAAAGACAGGTATCAGAAGGTCAGAACTGTTAGAGCTAAAGCCGGAAGACATTGACCTTACCAGAGACACGATTGTAATTGTCAGGAAGAAACGAGCAAAGAACCGTATCAGATTCATAGATGATGAATTGCACGTAGTTCTTGAAAAGTACCTTGCATGGAGGAATGCCCGCGCGCGACTGGGGAAGTGTAAAACAGGCTACTTATGGATTTCTGACACTGGCGGCAGAGTTCACAAAGATTATATTAACCAATTCATTCAGGCATATGCGGAACCCATCGGGCTACATGACCCTATAGGACCACTTGAAGCACAGCTTACAAGTCATTGCTTCCGTGGCTTTCTGGTAACCCATTTACGGCGCGCAGGAATGAAGGAGGAGCACATTAAGACACTTTTAGGCCACTCCCTTAATGATAAGGTCTGGACAGGACATTATCTCGCTGTAGACATGGAACTTGTCAGGAAGGATTACTTAAGGAGTGTTCCTCGACTGATTGATTATTAACTTATTTTGATTTTTTAAACCATGATTGTTTCCGGCATTGCTGGACCACTCATGCAAGGCAAAACGGAATGCCTAAAGATTTTCGCAGATGGATAAGAGGAGATGCTCCGAGGGATGCAGAGGAGTTGTATAATAGAATTAAGCCACCTGAAGCAAAAAAGATGTATTTGAAGTGTGCTCCCAAAGTGCTTTAAAGACATAGCAAAAAAGCTATTAATGATTATTAATAACCATTGTATAAAATATTATAGTGTACAGTGGTAAAAATGAAATGTGATTTTTGCGGAGAGGAGATAGGAGGAGATACCTATTCTTATGAAACCGGAGGCAATAAAAGAATAAAATCAAAAACTTTGCCGCTTCCTTTTACATGCCGGGGCTGTGGTGGAACTTTCTGTTCAAAACATCGTTTACCTGAAACTCATAATTGTGCCAGAATACCAATAAAGAAACCCTACAGCAAATACACAAATTACTCCAGAACTACCACGCATATTACTCCAGACATTATAGATAACAGCAAAGCAGAAAGAATAAAGAAACCCATTATAAATAAAAAAGAAATTGAGATATATATCTACATAATGATTTTTGTAATTATTATATACTCATTAAAAGTGATGACAGAATATTTTACATCAAATACATAACCTAATTATAACTTAAATCCCGGCAAATCCATATTCAAGGGATTACCGCCTCCACCTTTACCTTTCTTTTTTTTGGGTTTGGATTTCTTCTTTGAGCCTGAGCTTTTCTTTTTTGCTGGAAGATCTGAATCTATACCCATATCCATAGAGAGAGCATCAACAGCACCACCAACTCCAGATACCAAGGAATCAATCTTTTCTTTGCGGTTAGCCTTCTTCATATTCTTGCGAGCCTTAAATTCTGCTTCATCATCAGATAGACCCATGCTTATAAGATTCTTTTTTTCTGCTGCTATCTTCTGGCCTTCCTGGACTTGCTTGATCTTCTTGTCTATTGCTTTCTCCTTTGCTTTGTCCTCTTTGAACTCAGCATATTTTCTTTTCAAGAACTTCATTTATCTGCCTCCAAATTTAGCTTTTAATGCACTTTTAGACATCTTCCTGGCTAACATCTTGCCGTCATCATCAAAGACTCTCATTGTCTTTTTGTTGATTTTTTCTATATCTTCAATATCACTTATTTTTCGGGCTTTGCCTCTATCATCAATTACAAACATCAGTACATTCCTCCGTTACGATCTTCAAACCATCCATACAAAGCTCCGAAGAATCCCAATACCATGAGCAGATACATTATTGTTTGAATCTCAGGAGGTACAGCCTGAGAGAGTATTGAGGATACTATTAACAGAACAAAGGCAGTAGGGAATATTTCTTTTGATTTAACAAGGGTTGTTCCTACCGTAACGAACAAAACAAGAACCCACCACCATTGACCATAAACCTGTCCTATCCAGATATCAGTAAAAGGTGTGAAAATTGCATCATAGCTGGATAGGTTAGTGAATTTCATAATACTGGGGTAAGCGGTGATATTGAACGCTTCCGGGTCTATCTGTGTTATGTTAGCCATTCATATCACCTCGTGAATAATTTATAGACTATTCCGAGCACTAAGAGCACTTCAACTGCATAACCTATCAGATCTGCAAGTCCATCAGGCATAAGGAATAATTTTAAGATCGTGGGAACTCCGGTTATAGCCATCCAGAAAAACTGCATTGCCAATCTGAGACCATTATATGCGAATGAACCTAATGTTGCGAAATAATCGAGAGCGCTACTGTCCTTATTTGCACTTGAGTTAAGGGAATCTGTAATATTAGCAATTTGACCGCTGTCAATTACATTCACATCTTCCTGGACTGTGAATATTCCAGTCATGTTAATGACACCTATACTAATCTGGATCAACAATAGAGCAGTTATTACAGATTTAAATGATACCATGTCAGGACCTCCGGGAGCGATTCAGAACCGCAGCTACTGCGATAATGGCACCTACAGCTACTACTATACCTTCTATTTGCAGCAATCCCCAATACCAGAACAGACCCGCCAAGGATGCGCCTATTACGCAGCCTACGTCCATTCTGAACTGACCGAACATAAGAACAGAGATTACAACGATAGAGCCGCCAATGAGATTATAGAGCCAGTCGGGTGCATCTTCAGGAAGGAAGTTTAACATGTCATCCTGAACGCCGCTACCTGTGAATGTGATTACTCTTGTAATAGATATTGTTTTACCGGATTCACTGAGAGCTGAGAAGCTGGCATAATAAGTACTGTCGTTTGAGCCTGTATAAGTGAAGCTGCCAATATCTGAGCCACTGGATGCAGAGTATAGATTTGTGCCATTGGTGGCATTTACCCAGAAGTCTACATTATCTATTGCTAAATTGGATTCATAAGAGAATGAAATTACTCCGTAGTCATCGTGAGTGAGTGAGTAATTAAGCCATTCTTCTATTTCTCCTACTGGCGTATTACTGATAATGATATCTATTACGCCGTCAGCGTCAGGAGAGAGCCAACCGTAGCTTATGGTTCTGTCTGGTGTTTCCACATAGAGAATATACTGATCTGATGCAATGAGGTAAGTAGAGGCCACGCCGTCAAAATCAAAATATGATGAGAATACCGTATCAGTACCATCTACCAAAGGCTTGTCTAATCTTATGATGCAGTCGCCTTCATCATATGAGCCTGTATTGTCTGTTAGAGCGAACTGATCAAAGATTACAGTTTCACCCTCTGAAGGTAGGTACACGTCAAGCTCAGACAAGCTTGTTATGTCTACATAGAGAATAGATTGTCTTGAGTAGTAGCCGTCTGCTGAAACTCTTACTATGTATTTATCAGATGAAAGACCATCATAACTTAAGCTTGATATGTTTGTTACTTCTGATATTGTAGCTTCTTTGCTGATATCCTCGTTATAGATCACTACATTAGAGGGTAGAATAGATTGAGATGTTGTTTCATCATAGACATAGATATTAAGAGCATTCAGAACCACGTTGAAAGAATCGCTGTATGTGTAGCTGTTCCCGGCTTCATCGTAGGCTATCTGATACCATGAGATAGTTTCCCCGGTGTAGCCTGTGGTGTTTATACTTGTGTTGAGCCATTCTGTAGAGGCAGAGAAAGTAGTACTATCTTCCAGAGAGTAACCGGAGCCATAATCTACATAGAATGATGCATTTTTTAGGTTAGTATCAGACCATTCAATGTTAGTTTGGACTATAGTGCCATTGGCTATGTTGTTATAGTCTGGATCAATGTCTATGCTAGCTGTTGTGGGGTTTATGGTGTCGTATATAAAAGTCCATGTTCCTGTTATATTGGATGCTGTACTTCCATTATATACAGATGATGCATTTACATACCAGGAATGCAAACCTTGTGAGAGAGAAGGCGTTATATTGTTAATCCCGGATGATATAGAACCGTCCCACGTTTGATTAGAATCAATATATAATACTGCTGATAAATTGCCAGCACCATCTGCAGAAAACGATAGCGTATTGTTTGATGTGTAGGTATTGTTTTCAGGTGAAACCAATTCAATATTTATATAAGGGTCTATCACATCAGTAAATAACCATGATTCATTGTTTGTAACTATACCTAAATCGGATGAATCTAATTGAATTTGATAATTTGAAAGGTCTGTTTCTTCGTTGTTTGTAACTTCTATTTTATAATAATCGGTCATATTAGTTATTATGACTGATGTATTAGCATATTGTCTGATAGTAATATCATATACATCAACCTGTGCATATCTGCCTATACTACCGCCATAAAATGCAATATGAGAAAAACCAGAATGCCCACTTCCACAAGCATAGCTTCTATCTGTTAATGATCCAAGTAAATCTCCTGAATTGCTGTATACATAATAATCTATTTTAGATTCACTTGTGCGTAGTATCATCTCCATTTATTTCTATTATAATTTATAGGAGAAGCTATCAGATTAGATGAAATGTCATGCCATTTGTTTATGGATTCTGCAAACACCATTTGAGAGTATCTATTAGATAATGAGGCTGCATCTGTT